CTGGAGTTCAGACGTGTGCTCTTCCGATCTCTTTCTCCAACTCTGGCCTTAGTTTGGGTAAAAGGACTTAGATATGACTGCTAAATCATGGGAAAAACGAATACGGGCGGCCTGTGAAGACGCAGGTACATATAAAGTTTGCTTTGATTCAGTGATTGAGACGCTTGCACAGATCATGGCAGAGCGTGATGAGGCCGTCAAAGCATATGACGGCAATCCGATCGTAGAGCATACGAACCAGGGCGGCGCCACAAACCTCGCGCAGAATCCGGCGCTCCGGCTTATCAATGATTTAAATCGGGACGCGCTGGCATACTGGCGAGAACTCGGACTTACTCCGAAGGGACTAAGACAAATCAATGAAGCGGCTATCAAAGAGACAAAGAAGCAATCGGCATTAGAGAAGGCATTGAATGCGCTCGAAGCATAAGCATTGGCATGATGTGCTTGAATATTGTGAGAGTATCCGGGATGGCCGGAAGATTGCCTGTATGGAAACAAAGCAGGCCGTGGAGCGGTTTTATCGTGATTTGGATAATCCGGAATATGAACTGGTACACAAGGCGCCGGAATTTTGTATCTCGATCATTGAAAGCACAATCAAACATCAGCAGGGGGAAACGCTTGACGGAAAGCCGCTCCGTGGTAAGCCGTTTCTGCTCCCGCCTTTTCACAAATTCATAATCTATAATCTCGTAGGCTTTAACCTCGCCGGAACCGATATAGTCAGATTCCACGAAGCGCTGATTTACATTCCGCGAAAAAATATCAAAACGAGCTTTTCCGCGGCGCTCGCGTGGGCGCTCTCGCTCTGGTATCGGAACAGTGGAGCAAAGACATACATCACCGCCGCCGCTCTCATGCAATCCCTGGAATCGTATAATTTCCTGACCTACAACGTCAAGGCCATGGGCGAGTGGGATAAAGATGGCGGGCATGTGCATATTATCGATAACAACAATGAGCACTCTCTGAAGGCAAACCTTGGAGAAGGCTCATTTTTTATCCGCGCACTCGCCGCTAATCCGGACGCGCAGGATTCATTAAACTGCAACATTGCGATTTGTGATGAAATACACGCCTTTAAGCAGCCGAAACAATACAACCTGTTCAAAGAGGCCATGAAGGCGTACACAAATAAGTTGTTAATCGGAATCAGTACTGCAGGTGATAATGAACAGGCGTTTTTAGGGCAGAGATTGAAATACTGCCGGAAGATTCTCAATGGATCTGTGAAGGATGAGCAGTATTTTGTGTTCATGGCATGCGCGAATCCCGATGAAAACGGCGAGATTGACTATACAAATCCGATAGTGCACGAGATGGCGAATCCGGCATACGGCGTGAGTATCCGCCCGAATGAGATTCTAAACGATGCACTGCAGGCACAAAACGACCCGCAACAGCGTAAGGACTTTTTTGCGAAGTCGCTAAACGTCTACACAAATGCAATAAAAGCGTGGTTCAATCTCGATGAATTTCGGAAATCGGATAAGAAATATGCGTGGACATTGCAGGAACTCACACGGCTTCCGATTGACTGGTATGGCGGCGCGGACCTCTCCCGCATGTACGACCTGACAGCCGCGGCATTAGTCGGAAATTACAAGGGCGTTGATATTATTATCACTCACGCTTTCTTCCCGGTGACGCAGGCGGCCGCAAAAGCCGACACGGACAACATTCCGCTATACGGATGGATGGATGACGGATGGCTGACCATGTGCAATTCTCCGACCGTCAACATTGCAGATATAGTCAACTGGTTTATATCCATGCGCAAGATGGGATTTAACATCCGGCAGGTTGGCCATGACCGGAAATTCGCCGGAGAAGAGTATTTCCCCGCGATGAAAAAAGCCGGATTCAAAGTGATAGACCAACCACAATACTATTACTTGAAATCGCAGGGATTCCGGCATATCGAGAAGGCCGCAAAGGACGGCAATCTGTATTATCTGCACTCCGATGCATACGAATACTGTGTTGGAAACGTCATGGCGATTGAAAAGACCGATGATATGGTGCAATACGAGAAAGTCAATCCGACAATGCGAATAGACTTGTTTGATGCATCTGTGTTCGCGGTGGTCCGCATGTGTGAGGATATGGAAAAACGACGCAAAGCCTCTGGATGGTGGGGTAATCAATGAGCAGAAAAAGACGAATGAAACAGAAAAGAGACAGCACTCCGACACAAGCGGTTAATTCCGTTGCCGTATGGCTGAATGATAACGAGACATGCGTGAGCGGTTATACATCACTCGACCATAATCCGGAGATAATGACGGCCTGCAGACGGATCGCGCAGCTTATCGGTGCAACGACGATCTATCTCATGAATAACACCGCTGACGGAGATGTGCGTATTACCAATGAGTTATCAAGAGCCGTTGATATTGAGCCGATGCCAAACACAACGCGCAGTACATGGATGGAGTTTATCATCATGACCATGTTGCTTTACGGCAAAGGCAATGCCATTGTACAGCCGCACACATGGAAGGGCTACCTGCAGAGCCTTGAGCCGATTGCCGCCGACCGTGTCTCGTTTGTCCCGGTCGGAAATTCCCGCAGAGACTACCGCGTATTGATTGACGGAGTTGCAAAAGACCCCGCGAACCTCTGCCATTTCGTGCTGAATCCGGATAAATACTATTTCTGGAAGGGGCGCGGCATTTCCGTATCACTCAAAGAACTCGCCGATAATTTGAAGCAGGCACGGCACACCGAAAAGGCTTTCATGGCGTCAGAGTATAAGCCGAGCATCATCGTCAAGGTTGATGCATTGACCGAGGAGTTTTCCAGTCCGGAAGGCAGACAGCGATTGCTCGATAGCTATGTCAAGCCGTCAAGAGCCGGAGAGCCGTGGCTGATTCCCGCAGAGCAATTCCAGGTAGAGCAAGTCAGACCTCTATCCCTTGCGGATTTGGCTATTGCCGACACGGTAACACTCGATAAAAAAGCCGTTGCCGCAATCATCGGAGTCCCGCCTTATATGCTCGGTGTTGGCGAATACAATGCCGGAGAATATAACGCCTTTATCAAAAATGTTATCATGCCGATGTGCAAGAGCATTGCGCAGGAACTGACAAAGAAGCTGTTAATCAATCCGGCGTGGTACTGGCAATTTAATGCATGGGCGCTGATTGACTACGATATGGCGCAGGTATCAAATCTGTTGCTTGCGGGTGCAGACAGGGGATTTGTGAATGGTGACGAATGGCGCGACAAGATGCACATGTCTCCGGCAGGGCTGAAAGAATACAAGATACTCGAGAACTATTTGCCTTATGACATGAGCGGAAATCAAAAGAAGTTAATACAGGACACCGACTAACATACTATGCCAATAGGTGATTAAATGAAACTTGAATTATCCTGCCCGTATGCATCATACGATCATTCCAACATGCGTATCAGATGCGCAAAGGCAAACGGCAATTACTGTGCACATCAACGTTTGAAACCATGCAAAGGTTGGTGTGTGCTGACTGACGCGGCGGCGAAATGTCCCGCGAGGGAGGTAAACAATGCAGAATCTCCGACAGGTTCGGAATATTCCGACAAAATTTGAAGTCAGAGAGGAAGACGGCGGGAATCCTAAAATCGAAGGATATTTCGCCGTTTTTAATTCTACTTACGAGATCGCGCCCGGTATGACGGAATCCGTCGCCGCAGGCGCTTTTTCTAACTCACTTTCCAATGACGTGCGTGCGCTTGTGAATCACGATACAACGCTCGTGCTCGGAAGAACAAAGGCCGGTACATTACAGCTCCGTGAAGATTCGCGCGGTCTGTGGGGTTCCGTCGAAATCAATCCGAACGATTCCGACGCGATGAACCTCTATGAGCGTGTGAAGCGCGGAGATGTAGACCAGTGTTCTTTCGGGTTCGAGATTCGCTCCGAGGATACCGACATCCGAGAGGACGGAAGCGTGCATTTCACGATCCGCGACGTGAATCTCTGGGAAGTAAGCTGTTGCACGTTTCCCGCATACGAGGAAACTAACATTTCCGCACGGACAAAGCAGGCCGCCGATATCAAGGAGCGCGCCCTCACCGCATGGCGGGAAACCATGAAAAGGAGGTTACACCATGGCCCTGAAAGCCCTGATGCTCAGAAAGAAACTGAGTGACGCACAGAAAGCACTCAATGCGCTGACTGCGAAGGACGCAGAATTTACATCCCGCGAGTCCGAAATCGCAACAAGCATCGAGGAAGCTGAAACAGAAGAAGAAAAGGCCGCAGTTGAGGAAGCAGTGACCGCTTTTGAAACCGACAAGGCCGCGCACGAATCCGAGAAGGAAGGCCTCGAGGGAACAATCCGCGACCTTGAGGAACAGCTTTCCGCAGAGGAACGCGCACAGAACACAGAACCCGCTCCGGATGCACCTGCACCGGAAGCACCTGCACAGGAGGTAAGAACCGCAATGAGAAAAAATATCATCTTTGACAGAATGAACGCACAGGAGCGCACCGCTCTCATCCAGCGCGAGGATGTAAAGGCATGGCTGACTGAAGTCCGCGCCTGCATGACCGAGAAGAGAGCCATCACCAATGTCGGCCTGACAATCCCCGAGGTTATGCTCGGACTGCTCCGTGAGAATGTCATCGTTTACTCCAAGCTGTACAAGCATGTTACTGTTCGCCCTGTCGGCGGTACTGCCAGACAGCTCATCATGGGCACTGTTCCGGAAGCGATCTGGACTGACTGCTGCGCAAATCTGAACGAGCTGACACTCGGCTTCAACGACCTCGAGATGGACTGCTTCAAGGTCGGCGGCTTCTTCGCGATCTGCAATGCAAATCTGGAAGATTCCGACATTGACCTCGCCGCTGAACTGCTTTCCGCTCTCGGTCAGGCAATCGGCCTCGCGCTCGATAAAGCCATCCTGTATGGCCGCAACGCTTCCGGCACCCAGAAGATGCCCATGGGTATCGTTTCCCGTCTCGTACAGACCGAGGCTCCTACAGGTTATCCCGCCACAGCCCGCACATGGGCAGACCTGCACACATCCAACGTTATCAGCATCACTGCCGCCAACAGCACCGGTATCAAGCTGTTCCAGAGCCTTGTCACTGCTTCCGGCGCCATCAAGGGCAAGTATTCCCGTGGCGAGAAGGTATGGGTTATGAATGAAGCGACCTATACCGCACTGACCGCAGAGGCCATGGCTGTCAATGCCGCAGGTGCGATCGTTTCCGGCATGGGCGCAACAATGCCTGTTATCGGCGGTATCGTCGAGGTTCTCAGTTTCATTCCCGATAATGTCATCATCGGCGGATATTTCGACCTGTACATCCTCGCAGAGCGTGCCGGACAGAAATTCGCACAGTCCGAGCATGTCCGTTTCCTGCAGGATCAGACCGTATTCAAGGGAACTGCTCGCTATGACGGCGCTCCGGCAATCGCTGAAGGCTTCGCCGCAATCGGCATCAAGGGAACCACTCCCAATGCCACAATGACTTTCCCTACTGACACAGCAAACGCATAAGCACAGGAGGTAACGAGAATGCTGTTAGAAATGCTGAAAATCAATCTGGGGATTCGTTCCACGGCGTATGATGAGCGGCTCTTACAGCTTCTCGAAGCCTCGAAAAGCCAGATAGAGCAGGAAGGCGTGCAGAATCTGAGTGAAGACAATCCGCTTGATGCACAGTTGATTGTGGATTATGCGGAATGGCTTTGGAGAAGACGCGACACCAAAGAGGGCATGCCGCGGATGATTCGGTATGCGCTCAATAATCGCGTGTTTTCCGAAAAAATGCAGGGGGTGACAAATGGATGACGTTTTGACACTCCTTAAAGTAATGACCGAAAAAGACGCCCGCGGGGTACATCACAAAGTTGTCACTCCGCGGGATGTTTTCTGTAAACGCCGGAGCGTGAGCAGAAATGAATTTTTCGAAGGCGGCCGGAATGGTTTAAATCCTGAATTTGTGTTCAATGTGTTTCACGGAGATTATGACGGAGAAACGCTGTGCAGGTATGACGGCAATTCATACGCCATTTACCGCACATATCTCCCCGATAATTCCGACTACATCGAACTGTATGCACAGAGAGAGGGTGGAGCGAATGGCATCGCGGAAAGTAACCATTGAGACCTTCCCGTCTGAAATCCAAAAAATACTGCAAAAGTACGGTGAAGATGTAGATACAAACCTGTCACAGATTATCGATGAGACCGCGCAGAAAGCTGCTACAACGCTCCGGAACACTTCTCCGGTAAATCCTAAGGGCAAGAAGTCTGGCGCTTATGCACGAGGGTGGCGCGTTGAAAAGAGCATTGCAAAGAATAGCAGGGGATTGAATCAATCCGCATCTATTTACAACGTCAATGCAAGCCTGACGCATTTACTTGAAAACGGCCACGCACTCCGGCAGGGCGGGCGTTCTCCGGCGATTCCACACATTGCGCCCGTTGAGGAAATTATTTTCCGTGAGATTGGCATGAGGTTAGTTAAGTTATGACTTACGCAGAAATCAATTCAATCATCGAATCTATCGGCGTGCCCTCTGCATATTATCAGTTCACCGCTGATACCGCGGTACCCCCGCCGTTTATCTGCTTCTACTTTGACAACGATCCGGATTTATACGCCGACAACGTCAATTATCAGAAAATAGCACACCTTGTTATTGAGTTATATACGGACGAAAAGGACTTCGATTTGGAATTCACCGTAGAATCTGCTCTTAATACTGCCGGAATCTCATATGCCAGAAATGAAACATACATCGATTCCGAAAAGCTCTATCTCGTAACTTATTTCACCAACCTGATTATTACACAGGAGGAAAACACTAATGGCTAATACAAACAAGGTCAAATTCGGCCTGTCAAATGTATATTATGCCGTCGCTACCATTGCCAATGATGGCTCCGCGACTTATACCACCCCCGTCCGCCTTCCCGGCGCGGTAAATCTCTCTCTTGAAGCGCAGGGCGAGAATACACCGTTTTACGCTGACAATATCGCGTACTGGACAAGCACCGGCAACGCAGGTTATGAAGGCGACCTTGAACTCGCTCTTATCCCTGACAGCTTCAAAAAGGATGTACTCGGATACAAAGAGGACGCTTCCGGCATCCTGTACGAGCCCGCAGGTGCTCCCACCGTCAACTTTGCGCTTCTCTTCCAGTTCGAGGGTGACAAGAACGCTACCCGCCATGTGCTCTATAACTGCACTTCCGGCCGTCCTGGTATCGGCTCCGAAACCACAACTGATTCCACCGAGCCTACTACGGAGACGCTTTCCGTCTCCGCAACTTCCATCTACAACACCGCGACCAATGAAAACATCGTAAAGGCCCGCGCTCTTACTACGGATTCTGCGTATTCAACATGGTTTGAATCCGTGACAACTCCGACCGGCTCAAGCGGAAACTCTGTGACACCGCCGTCCGGCACAGGCGGAAACTGATTCTGATTCAAGGAGGGAAATGAAGAATGTTCAAGGTGGTAAAAATCGGCGATAAAGAAGTCCCTATGATGGCAATGGCGAGCACGGATATCTATTACAAGCGCGTTTTCGGAGAGGATCCCTTGAAGATTGTCACCGAACAGGGCACCGGCGAGAGCACAGGTCTGCTGTACAACATGGGCTTTATTCTTGCCAAACAGGCCGAACTCCGTGACCGCAAAAAAATGCTGCTGCTGAATGAGGATGCATTTATTGAGTGGCTCGAGCAGTTTGAGTATTCGGATTATCTCGATGCGCTTTCCGATATTGCATCCGTTTACTACGGCAACAAGGCTATTTCATCACAGGAAAAAAAAGAGAACGGCCAATAGACCGCGACTGGAATCTTGCTCTCCTCATGCTCCGGACGGTCCAAATCGGATTAAAAATTGAAGATTTGGATTATCTGGAATATGGGGAGATTTTTGACATGTTTATCGAGTCCGGCAACGATCACTGTGAATACAAGCAGAAAGCAACACAGGCAGATTTTGACAAGTTTTAAGAGGTAGCTTATGGCGGCCGGAAGAAGAATAGCGGGTATTACCATTGAGATTGATGGAAATACCACAAAACTTACACAGGCTCTTGCGGGCGTTGATAAGAGTCTCAAAAATACACAGAACCAGCTAAAGGACGTTGACAGGCTGTTAAAGATTAAGCCGACAAGCACCGAACTGCTCACGCAGAAGCAGAAAGGACTACAAAAGGCAATCGGAGACACGAAGACACGCCTGCAGGAATTAAAGTCAGTCAACAAAGACGCTGTATCCCCCGAGCAATGGGATTCTGTACAGCGCGAAATAATCGAGACGGAAGGCAAATTAAAAAGCCTTGAATCTCAGGCGGCAACATCTGCATCGGTTTTAGGCTCGAAGATGCAGGTTGTCGGAAACACATTAAAAGACGTTGGAAGCCGCCTAACCGAAATTGGAACGTCTCTCACGCAGAAGCTGACTGTCCCTCTTGTTGCGGTCGGCGGCATTGCTGTGGCGAAGTTTGCGGAAGTCGATAAGACTATGCAACTCACCAATAAAACCATGGGCAATACTGCAGACCAAGCGGATATGCTCAATAAGGCGATGAAGGACGCGGCAAGTAATTCCACGTTCGGCATGAATGACGCGGCCACCGCAACGCTGAATTTTGCACGCGCAGGCCTCAACGCAGAGGAAGCCGCGGCGGCACTCGCTCCGGCAATGAATCTGGCGGCAGGCGAAGGCGGCAATCTGGATACCGTATCGGCCGGACTGGTTGCAACTATCAATGGATTCGGCGGAAGTTTTTCCGAGGCGGGCACTTATGCAGATGTATTCGCCAACGCCTGCAACAATTCCGCATTGAACGTTGACAGCTTATCATCTGCCATGTCCGTTGCGGCTCCCGTATTCTCCGCGGCTGGCTATTCCGTCAATGACGCGGCTCTGTATATGGGCGTTATGGCTAATGCCGGAATCGAGGCAGAGCAGGCGGCGAATAGTTTAAAAACAGGCCTTGCGCGGCTTGTCTCGCCGCCGAAAGAAGCCGCGGAGGCGATGGATAAACTCGGAATCTCCGTCACTAATTCCGACGGAACCATGAAAGATTCCACGCAGATTCAGGAAGAACTGCATGATGCATTCTCCGGCCTGTCGGAGTCCGAACAGCTTGCCGCGGCATCCGCTATCTTTGGTAAAAACCAGATGGCTCCGTGGCTTGCGTTAATCAATACCGCTCCGGGCGATGTCTCTGAATTGTCAGACGCATTAGGCACGCAGGGCACAACGGCTGAAATGGCATCCGCAATGATGGGCGGTTTTGGCGGTTCAATCGAAAAGCTGAAATCATCTATTGACGTACTCGCAACGTCTCTCGGTGAAGCACTCGCTCCGACCATTCAGCAGGTTGCGGATTTTATCCAGGGATTAGTTGATAAATTCAATTCCTTATCTCCGGCACAACAGGAGACCATTGCGAAAATCGGCCTGCTCGTTGCGGCGCTCGGTCCCATCATCACCATTGTCGGCGGCATCACTTCCGTAATCGGTACGGTTGTCGGTGCAATCGGTACGGTTATCACGGCTGTATCCGCGGTGGCAGGCGTGCTGTCTGCAGGTGGCGGAGCGGCTGCGGCATTGGGTGCGGCAATCGCGGCACTCGGTGGCCCTGTTACAGTAGTCACCGGAATAATTGTCGGATTAATCGCGGTGGGCGCTCTCGTTATTGCCAACTGGGACAAAATCAAAGCAACCGCGGCGAAGGTATGGAACGCTATCAAAGCGACTGTATCATCCGTCATGTCGAGCATTAAGGCAACGCTGACAAATGTCTGGAATGCAATCAGAACGACTATTACAAGCGTTGTTAACAATATCAAGGCCAAAATCACCGCGGTTTGGAACGGTATCAAAACGACCATTTCCACGGTTGTAAACGGAATCAAATCCGCAATCTCCACGGGATTTAATGCGGCGAAAAACACCATTACGAATGTCATGAACGGCATTAAGTCCAAAGTGACAACCGTATGGAATGCTGTTAAAACGACCGTGAGCAATGTTGTCAACGGCGTAAAGAGCACAATCTCAAACGGATTCAATGCGGCAAAATCTACCGTATCGAATATCTTTAATGGGATTAAGAGCACGATCAGCAACATCATGAACACGGCAAAGAGCACCGTCAGCAATGCAATCAACGCAATTAAAGCGAAGTTTAAATTTAAATGGTCACTGCCGAAACTTAAACTTCCTCATCCGAAAATTACAGGCAAGTTCTCGCTGAATCCTCCGAGCGTGCCGCACTTTTCCATTGAATGGTATAAAAAAGCGTATGACACTCCGTTTTTGTTTACCGAGCCGACTGTAATGCAGACAAGCGCAGGGCTTAAAGGATTCGGAGACGGCAACGGAGGAGAAATCGTATACGGCCGGAATCAACTTATGCGTGACATTGCGCAGGCTGTCGGCGGCAACGGAAACGATCCTGATGTAATCTATGCCGCGGTAAAGGCGGGCATGGAAGATGCTAATGTCGGTGTGTACATTGGTGAAAGACAATTTGGACGATTATTAAGAGGGCAGGGGGTAGTATTCGCATGAATGTAATCTATACATCTTCAGACGGCAAAAGCTATCCTCTGACCGTCTCGTTCCCCATGCGGTTGAAAACTGCGAACTTTCATAGTTTTGCATGGAAGCCGGAAGCAACCTCGAGACGCTACGGCGAGCGCGTGAGCCTATGGGGAAAAGACGTTGCAAAGTATCCCGCCTCTATTGTATTCCGCGGAACACATGCGCAGAGGCGGGAGGCGCTCGATGAATTTCATTCGTCCATTGAGCGGGATGTGTTTTATAACACTCCAGGCAGATTAACCTGGGGCGGGTGGTATATCGCTTGTTTTGTGTCATCCTCGGAAACGTATCCATCCGAAAATGATTTAATATCGACAATTAATGATTTAGAGATTTACTGCCCGCATCCGTTTTGGGTTTCCGAGCAGGATTACAGCATTGCAGCAGTGGAACAAACCGTGCGGCTTGAGACGGATAAAACGTACAATACGCGATATGGTTATCCTTACAGCTACATGGCCGCATACAATACGAGTAAACAGATTTACATTGACCATTATGCCCCGTGTGATTTCCGCATAGCGCTCCACGGTCCGCAGGACAATCTGAATGTGACTATCGGCAACGTGCATCTGCTTGTGAATCATGCCATACCCGAGACGGGTTATATGGTCGTTGACACGCGGCAGGACATTCCGGCCGATAAGCACTGTTATCTGGTTGCGGGCGGCGCGGAAACAAACTGCTTTAATTATCGCAATCCAACAACGACATTATTAGAGAAAGTAGATCCGGGCCGCGTAAAGGTAACATATAACCGTCGTAGCCGTCTCGACCTGACTATCTACCGAGAGAGGAGCGAACCCGCATGGATATGATTTGGCTAACATCCGACCTTGCGGAAATCGGCCCTTGCTACAATGATGCGGATTTTGATGTGGGCGTGCCGGAATCAGCGACTAATGACTTTCAAATGTCCGGACTGATTCCGGACGGTGTTGGCGGTGTGTATGTTCCAGGAACAGAATTCGGCGGCCTGATTGAGTATGCGCAGACAACGAATTACAATGATTCCGTCAAAACAAAAGGATGGACATGGCGCGGACTGCTCACACAGGGCGTTATTTCTCCGGATTCCGAACAGGATTATAAAATCGTATCAGGTGACGCGCACACGGTAATGCGCTCTTTGCTGTCGGGATTTCTCGGCGGCTTTTTTCATGTTCTGGAGACATAGATCGGAAGA